GGCGAGTTGGTCTTTGGTAATGCTACAAAGATCCTCAGCGCCTATCGTAATCTTCGACGTGGAAACATTTCGAAGGCTATTACGACTCTGACTGGAGGACGTACCTCACCCAAGTGGAAGGGCAAGATAGGGAATCCTTCTCCGTCTAAGTCTGTCGCCAGTAATTGGCTTCAGCTTCAGTACGGTTGGAAACCCCTTCTTGACGATATACAAGGGATGATGGTAGCCGCTGGGAGGTTAAATTCTCCCAACGACTTCGTCCAGCGGGCATCCAGCTCGGCTACTGCCCAGAGAGAGTATAGGTTAGCCTACCCCCCTGCTGGACCTGCAACTGGTAGCACGGTTGGTCAAACGACCTTCATTGTTACCACTACTTGCAAGTTCAAAATTAGGTTCAGGGTAGACTCGCCTTTAAACAATTTCTTGGCACAAACCGGGTTTACAAATCCCATTAACCTCGCATGGGAATTGCTCCCCCTTAGCTTCGTGGCCGATTGGTTCCTTCCGGTTGGTAACTACTTCCAAAGCATGTCTGCTTGGGATGGCGTTACTTTCTTGGGAGGTTCCAAAGTTCGGTTCTCGAAGATTAGAGGGGACTCCACCTTCGACTACCATGGACCGCACGGCGCAGAGCCTACCATTCACGTCGATCACACCGCCACCAGTCGCAGAGAAGAGATTAGGCTGATTCGGGATGTAATTTCTTCATTTCCCTCATCAGTCCTTCCCTCTTTCAATGGGGCTGGTATACAGGCAGGTAATCGCGCGGCGAATGCTATCGCTCTTGTCGTGTCCACGTTCAAAAGGTAGAGAGGACGAAGGTTTCCAATCTATAGAAAGGAAGTACTCACTATGTCCGCAATAGCGGCTGTGAAGGCAAGCGGCATCATCGATCATGCCCTGGCTCGTAAAACGACCAGTACGACCGTTGGTGTCGACCTCACGTTGAACCCCGAAGGGAAGAACCCCCAAGGGATCGCGTCATGGGTTGACCGTAGTGGCGGAATCGCCATCGGTTACCCCCGCTTCACCATGTCCGTTCGTCCGCCTACGAAAGGCAGCCGGATTTACAAGGTGTTAGCGAAGCTCGTTCTCCCGACTCTCGAGCAGACCAGCCCTTCGACGATGACCGGTATTCAGCCGGCTCCGACGAAGGCGTATGACTGCACGTGTGTCATGGAGTTCATGCTTCCGGAGAGGAGCACCCTGGCTGAACGGCAAAAGCTGTTCAGTGCAGTGGCGTCCCTCTTCGCTCGAACCGTCAATGCAAGCGACGATGTGCCAACCGATTCAACTGGTTCGCCCATCGAAGCTGCCGTGACGACTTTCGAGGACGTGTATTAATTTCTACACGTCGTAGCTACAACTCCAGGAGAATACCATGTCTTCTAAGAAGTATGGTGGTCGATTCCATAAAGGAATCGCGAGCTACCGCGCTCCCGAGGGTGTACAATCCTCGGCAATCACGTCTTTCTTGTCAGCACTAGATTGTCCTCGTTCCTTGACAGCGCTCATACTCTTCCGTGAGGGAGAGCATGAGCAGCTTGCCAAGTTGGAGTTCAATCCCAAGGACTACAATTCACTCGTAGACCTTCGCTCTGCTTACGCTGCAACGAAGTTTTTGTCAAAGTTTAAGGGGTTAACCCTTAATTATGATCTAGACCTTGTTGCTTTGAAGAAATTCGATGAATTCGAACTTCTTTGTAAACAGACGAATTCTCGCTTTAAGAATCTTGCTCTCGACCCCTTATTCAAGGGTCGAGCCGTTTGGCTGCATAACGCAGTCATCCGTAAAATTGCCAAGATTTTGGGCGAGTTTTCCGCTGATGAGATCTTCGCGATGCCTAACTGGGGTCCTGGTGCATCTACCCTGATAAAGCGTAGAGACGCCAGTCCAGCTAAGAAGTTCCGGTGTGAAACCGGAATCACGCGTGATCTGTACAGCCTTATACCCTGGGAAACCCTAAGAGAAGTTTATCCTCTGTGGGCTTCCCAACTTGTTGACGCCGGTTTTCCGACGTTTCAAGTAGGTAATAAGGTTATCACTGTACCTAAGGATGCGACGACCAATCGGGTTATCGCCGTCGAACCTGGAATCAATTTATGGTTCCAGAAGTCGATTGGTGATATGATTGGAAATCGCCTCCGTAGGTATGGGGTCGACTTACGCTATCAGTCCCGCAATCAAGAGCTTGCTAGGAAGGGGAGTATCTCCTCCGACCTAGCAACTATTGATCTTAGTTCTGCTAGCGATTCAATTGCACGTTCCGTCGTTGAGGAATTACTTCCTCAGCGTTGGTTCGTACTTTTGGATGCTTGTCGATCTCATTACGGCAGTCGAAGCGGGACTCTTCTGAAATGGGAGAAGTTCTCCAGTATGGGGAACGGCTTCACATTCCAGTTAGAGTCATTGATATTCTACGCAGTAGCTTCTTGCTGCGCTGACTATCTCTCCATCAGTTCTTCTGATGTGAGTGCCTACGGTGATGATGTTATATTACCGTCGGCATGCTTCGACCTCTTCGCTGAGATGATGGGTTTCTACGGTTTTCGCGTAAACGAGAAAAAGAGTCACGTTGACTCATCGTTCCGTGAATCCTGTGGTGCCCATTTCTTCTCAGGGGCAGTCGTTAAGCCAATCTATCTTAAAGTTAGAGTTGACTCGGTTCCAGCGATTTATCGCCTAGCAAACGCGGTTCGGAGGTATGCTCACAAGCGTTATTCACGTCTCGCTTGTGATGCAGACTTTCAGGCAACGTTTGAGCTCCTTCTCAAATCGGTTCCGGTCGCTTTTCGCTTCCGGATTCCCGAAGGATTAGGAGATGGAGGCTTCATCTCGAACTTTGATGAGGCCTCCCCTAGCCGCGCGAGGAAGGGTATTGGAGTGGGTTATCAACCCGCCCCGTACCTCGTGCCTAACGTGGTGGAGGTAAGTAAAACTTACTACGACGATACAATCGGCTATTTGCTAGCCGGTCTTTGGCGCCTTCATGCAGACGTCAACCTTGATTTTGGTTTTCGCGAGCATGTGGCAAGCGTCGTCCTTCGCCAGGCCGAAAGGCCTGGGGATGAACGCCGTACGAGGCTCAAAGCGATTGCCTCCTTTCTTAGTACGTCCAATGTTTCGGGATATAACTCAGTCCCTCTCAACGGGCGTACTAAGTTCAAGGTGGTTAATAGCCTTGTTCAGCAGTGGTACGATCTCGGGCCTTGGATTTAATCTAGGCTCTTTCCCATAACGAGGCTCATGCCAAGTATAGGGTGGAGGGGGTACCATTCCCCCAC